TTAGTTTTTCGGCGATCCATTGTGCGATTTGCGGGACGACGGCGTTTCCGGCAGCGAAAGCCTCTGCAAGGTTGGACGCATCCAGTCCGAGGCAAAGCCCATCATGTTCAGACGTTCGCTGCCGCTCAGCCATCTGATGCCATCCGTTCGGGTGAGCGACGAAAGTGGTACAGCCCATAGCGATCTGGGAGCCGGCTTTGTTTGCCAATAGAGTATTGGCAGCCCATGCATCCGCGGGGCGTGGCCATTGCTGCGACTGAGACGCTGGAGGTATTGCTTCCACTGACGCGGCGTCAGCCAGCAGCTCGATGGGGGGCATTCGTTGATGACCTGCGACCAGGAATATTCGACGACGTTGTTGGGGGACTCCGAAATATTGAGCATTAAGCACTCGCCAGCATCCCACATACCCGCTGTCCGCAAGGGCCCGGATGACTGTTTCAAAGTCTTGGCTATCGTTGATAGCGAGCAGGTTAACGACATTCTCAAGCACCACCCAGCGAGGTTGTGTCTCTTGGAGGATGCGTATGACTTGCCAAAACAGGCCGCTGCGTTCGCCGCGTAGGCCTCGGGTGGTTTGGTTGCCGGGGCGGCTGCCGGCGATGCTGATGTCTTGGCAGGGAAACCCTGCGGTGATGACGTCGACGGGGCTGAGGTTGTGGGCGCCGCAGTGGCGCACGTCTTGGTGTTGGGTGGCGTGTGGAAATCGGTCGGCAAGGACAGCCCGGTTGGTGGGGTTGAGTTCCACTTGCCAGGCGGTGCGGTAGCCTGCGTTTTCGAATCCTTCATCAAATCCTCCTATGCCTGCGAACAGGCTTCCAATGGTGGGCTGGGGCATGTCTGCGCTCGTGTGGGCAGATGCTCAGGGCATTCGGATAGGAGGCTCGGGGCCTTCAGGTGGTTGAGTGTCCGGCAGCGCGGGCACTTGATTTGTAGGTCGGTGAAGCCTCGCGCGGTGGCGAGTTTGCGGTGGCATTGGCCACAGCGGATGTCTTGCATGGTTAGGTCCCTGGGGCTGTGGGCCAGCCTTGGTCGAGCATGTCTGGGGTGTAGGTGTCTGTGGCCAATTTGGCCAGTAGTTGGCACTCGCGGTCGAAGCAGGCTTGGACGTGGGTGCGCACTTGAGTGACTAGGTCGATCAATTGGGTGGCGGTGAGTTCGATGGGACCGGTCGCTGTTTTCCAGGTGCAGACGTAGGCTGGGTTGATCACGGCTGACAATGCGGCGGCGGTGATTGCCGCTTGGCTGTCGCGGCTGGTTTCAATCTTCAATGCGTTGAAGAGGATGCCCGCGGTTTCGTGCTTGAACCGCTTTGCCGCGATTTTGGCTTGGTGATTAATGGGGGCTGCGGGCCTCTCAAAGAACACGCCATCTGTCCATTGCATGCCTGACTCGGTGTTGCCGGGCACGGCACCCAGATGAGTGATGCGTGGAACCGGCCTTGAGGGTCGATGTGGGTCACTTCGGCGACGGTGTTGTTATCTATTCGTGCCCATGTGTTCACCATTTTATGGACACCTGACCGTCTGCGCCGTTGGGGGCGGCGCTACCGCCGCGTCCGCCACCGCCATGACCCGGTTTTCGTGGAGTTTGGTTGTCGGTCCATGCGGCCATTGAGACACCGCCACCACCGGCGCCGCCCGTAAATCCGGAAGTGCCTTCAACACTTCTAGACAAGCCGCCTTGACCTATGGTGCCGTTTTCGTCGCCGCCTACGCCCTGTCCGCCTTGCGGGGCTTTGCCATTGAGCGTGCCGCCTTCACCGCCCGATGCCCATACGGTGGTTGCGAAGGAGGATGTGCCGCCGTTGCCGCCATTCTTTCCGTCCACTTGGGCGCCTTTGCCACCCACGCCGACGGTGATGGTTACCGATCTGATGCCTTTGAGATTGACCAGCTTTTTGGCGTAACCACCCCCCGAGCCGCCGGAGGCACCCGGTTCTGTGGTTAAGCGAGCACCGCCCCCGCCTGCGGCGATGACTTCCACCCAGGCTTTGTGAACGCCAGAGGGGACCTCCCACGCGTACACGCCCGCCAGCGAATAGACCTTTACGCCGCGTAGGGGCAGCATCGCTGCCAGGGTTGCGGGGGTAACGATGGCCTCCTCATCGGTGCCGGCCCTGACCATCATGGGGGTGGCCAGGTGGGCGATGCCCCGGGTGTGTTCGGTTGCCTGGACGATTCGGGATCTGATCGCCTGGAGCACCCGCAGCGCGTTCATTGGTTTGTTGGTGTCGGCGCCTTGCTCGGCTTCGTATTGACTGGCGAAGGCAACGCCATAGTCCGTTAAGTGGCGGGAGGTGGATCGAATGGGGGCCAGTTGTTTGGCTTCGCCTACGGGCTCTGTTCCGTTGATCAGTGCTTCGATTTTGCTTTTTAGCCAGGCGGTGCGGTCGGTGAGTTGTTTGATGGGCCGGTTGGTCACGCCTTCGGGGCCGCCGACGACGGGGTCGGAGGTTTCGATTTGGTAGACGCCGGGCGTCCATTTGCTTGATTCGGGTAGGTCGGCCATTAGCTGCTTCCATGGTTGTATTGACCGTCGTAACTGGCCACCGCGTTGTAGCGGATGGCGACAGTCTGGTAGTCGAGTGAGACCAGCCGGCAGCGTGCCGGGGCGACGGATAACAGCAGGCGGCGCAGGAGCACCGCCTGATCGTTGGTGATGAGGCGTTTGAAGATGACGCGGTATAGGGGCCACACCGGTTTGCCGGTGGCTTTGGTGTCGGGCCCTGTTTCTGGACCTTCTTGGAGGGTGACTTCGCCGAAGCCCAGCAGGCGGATGACTTCTCGGATGGCCCACGGGGTGCCTTTGAATCGGTGGAGTTCAACGGCGTTTTTGATGAGGTTGCGTTTGGCCTGTTCTGACTCGGCCAGTTGCCAAGCGGCTTCGTCGAGCAGGGAGAACTGGTCGGCCAGGTGCGGCAGTAAGTGAGGTTTTGTCAGGTCAATCAGGTAGACGAGCACGGCGTTGGTGTCGAGGGCGGCCAATGACTGGTCGAGCAGTTCACACAGCAGCGAGAAGCGCTCGTCGCCGGCCAGCGCGGGTGTTAACGGGTGGTTAGCCATGACTGAACCCTGCATTAACGAGTTTGATGGCGGTGCAATTGGCCCATTCGTTGCTCTGGAGCTCGCGCAGGGTTTGCGGTTGTTTGAGTTCGGCGCGGTAGACCCCGGCGACTTGCAGTAAGGCGGTGAGTTGTTCGGGTACCACGTCGCGGCCCAGACCGGCCCTGCGTTCTGCGGCATACGCTTCAGCGGCGGCCTGGATTAGCGGCATGACGGTCTTGGGGTCTGCGGTCTCGTAGAAGGTGATGCTTGCTCGAATTTGATATTGGACTTCGAGGGGGGCGTTGGCGCTGACGGTGTCGCACAGCGGGCGCAGTTTTTCGCCGCTGATCTGGTCTTCTATTTGCTCCAGTAATTCGTCGGTGGGCAGGCCTGTGTCGGTGAGTGGGTACAGCGCGACGTGGCCGTCCGGTTCGCCTTCGTCGGGGCCGTGGACGGCGACGTCGAGGATGGATTGGTGCAGGGCCAGGGCGTGATAACGGTACGCGGCGCGGCTGCCGGCGTTGCTGAAGGCTTCGGGGGCCAGGATGATGCGTTCGCGGTAGCGGTCGTCGTTTTCGTCCTCGGCGCCGTCGGTTGTGGTGGTTGTGTTAGTGGCGGTCAGTTCTGTGGCGGGTAAGTTGCTGAGGACGCTGATTTGGCCGGTGGTCCAGCCGTTGCCCTGGTCGCCGACGGTTTGGCAGGTGGCGGTGACGGTGACTTGGGTTTGGTTGATGGGCAGGACGATGTCTCGGTCGGTGATGAAGGTCAGCTTGGCGTCTTGGGTGCTGACGCGGGTGCCGATCGGGATCAGTCGTGGCTGAACTGGAGTGTTGGGCAAGCTGAAGCGCACGGTGCAGCGGGCGGGTTTTGCCAGTAGTCGCGGGGTGGCGACGAGCTCGCCGAGGTAGTCGAGGATGGGGCCGCGGGCGAAGCGCACCAGGAGTTGTTCGCCGGCGTGCTGGATGCTCATCTGCAACCGGGAGACGGCGTAGGCGATCTGGTCGATGTACAGGCGTTCGATCTGGGCTGGGTACAGGGTTTTGCCGGATTTTTGTTCGTAGCGGGCGATCAGTTCGGCTTCAAGTGCGGCGGGGTCGATTTTGATGAATTCGGGTTTAGGGAGTTCGCGCATAGGGGACCTCGGTGCGCTGGGGGCGCTGGCCGGTGACGCGCCATTGCACGCGGACGATGATGTGTTGGGTGTTGATCTGGATGTGGACTTGATCGACGGCCACGCGCGGTTCCCAGCGGCGGATGGCTTCGATGGCTTCGCGCACCAGGTGTGGGGTGACGCGGTGGGTGGGCCAGTCGAGGTACAGGTGCAGGTTGCTGCCGAATTCCGGGCGGTGTGGGTCGCTGGCTTTTGGGGTGGTGAGGATGATGCGCAGGGATTGGTCGATGTCGCGCAGGCCCTCGACGATCTCGCCGGTGGTGCCGAGTGCGGGTTGCCAGTGGGCGGCGGTGATGCTGGTGTGGGGGATGGGCGTTGTCATGGGCCCATGGTGATACCGCTAAAAGCCAGAAGCTTTTAATCACGTTTAAAGATGCGAGCGGCCCTCCTGCATGGCAGACTCGATGAATGATGGAGAAGGATTAAGGCGAAGATGAAGGCCAGCGAAAGAATAAAAGCGCAAAAAGTGGTCGATAAAATCCAAGCGGGCAATTTCGATGAGAACGACATCGACAATATCTTCATGCGCCTGCGTGCCTATTCTGCGGGGCATCGAGTCTTTCGCGAAGCAGCGGATTTTGTTGCTCACAATGATGCGAGAGATCAAGGGTTACTGAACGACTCTCTAGAAAACATGTACCTGAGTTTCAGGTATTTTTTAGAGTATGCGATGCCTGAAGTGGAGGGTTTGAATGTCGCAAAACCCATCCCGATTTACATCAAAAAACTCATGAAATATCAGGTCGGCAAATGCAAGCCAGAGGACCTCAAAGAGAAATTTAACGTCACTCCTGAAAGACTCAGATCTCGCATCGACACGTATTTCAAAGACGACAAGAAAAGCCAAACCACGCAACTGCAACTTTATAAGCTTGGTAGAGACGGCTTTGCTCCCTTTCAGCATCTAGTCAGCTTTATCGTGAGCTATCCGGCCTTCACCGGGGATCAATTGTTAGACGATCTCCTCGCCGTTTTACGTATGAACAAATTGAGCTTTGATGAACAGGCAATCGTTGCGCAAAAACCGGTGATCCTTCTTTGCGTGATGCTCTTGATGCATGAAGCGCAATTTACGCTTGCTGATGATGCGACTGCCGAATGTAGAGTGGCCGTAGGGAAGTCAACAATCGATCAGGACTCACCGCTTGGATGTGCTGGGGCGGAAGACGAGACGATTCACGTCATGGGAACCATTCGTTTACAACGCCCAGACGGTAGCCCTATGCAAGTGATGTATCCAATCTTCCAATCCGGCCTAAGCGCCGCGGATTACTGCGATGTGTCGCTCTTCGATGAAGACTTCAATCTGGAATCAACAGGTTCGAACACCTCACGGCTAGTTCCTGATGGCAACCTTCAGCTATCAATCGATGGAAAGTTAGGAAAAAACATGAACAGTTATTGAGGGACTGTTGGGGGCAGCTTTAGTGTTTGTGGTGATTCGAGTTCCCCTCTACATCTCTGACAGCACCGGTGGCATCGATATTGCCGTTGACCAGCAGGTTGCCATGCAGAGCGACTTTCGGTATCCGCAGCGTTGCCGAAGGTGCTCTCAGTTCAATCGACTCATCTGCTTCAATCGTGACGCTCCCGTCGCATTTCAGTACCAATTCCCCAACACACTCTAAAGTCATTACCCCCGCCGCCCGGTCATACGTCGCCACCGTCCCATCGCTATACCGCACATACTCCGTGTCCTCATCCACCACCGGTGGTGGCTCCGCCGTCGAATAAATCCCGCCCAGATAAACCCCGCCCACGCCGTCTGTATCCAGCAGCACCGCCACCTGTTCGCCTATTTCCGGCATGAGTGGGCGGCGTTGGGTGCCTTGGGTGTTGCGTTGGGGGATGTTGAGCCAGTGGGTCTGGAGGCCGTCGCGGTCGTCTAGGCGGACGCGTAGGCGGCAGGTTTTGTGGTCCAGGGCGGTGACTTCGCCGTATTCGAGTTGGGTGGGCATGGGGGCTCGTTTTGGTCTGGTTAATTGTTGGGTGTTTGGGCGGGCCTCTTCGCGAGCAGGCTCGCTCCCACAGGGGGTTGCGTGAAGCGAAGATCAAAGGATCGCAGCGTGCCGCAGCTCCTACACAGGGGGCTGTGTTGTGTCAGGGGTTGGGTTGGATTTTTGAGACGTGTTGGGTGGTGGTGTAGCCGCCTTGGCGGGTGATGCGGTGGGTGGATGAGGTGATGAGGTAGTGGCCGTTGAGTTGGCCGGTGGCGTTGAGGGTGATGGTGTTGCCGCTGGTGAGGTGGGGTTGGCCTGTTGTGGTCCATTGGCCGGTGGTGCGTTGGCGGTTGGCTTGGGCGAGTTGGGCTTTGGCCTTGGCGTGGGTTTGTGCGGTGGAGGTGGTGCGTTGGCGGTTTTTTTGGGTGTCGGCGCTGGTGGTGGTTTGGCTGTGGCTGCTGGGGACGGTTTGGTGGTTGACTAGCGTGTAGGTGATGAGTTGTTTTTTGGCGGGGTCCTTGTGTTGGATCTGGATGGCTTTGGGCAGGGTTTTGATTTGGTCGCGCAGGTGGATGTTGGCCAGGTCTGAGAGGTGGTGGGTGGCGACGGGTGTGGTGTTGGCCAGGTGTTGGATGGCGTGGAAGACGAGTTGCTGGCCGGTGATTTTGAAGGCGTAGTCGTAGGTGTTGGCGAGGTCGCGCAGGAAGGTCAGGTCGGTGTCTTGTTGGGTCAGGCGGTCGAGTGGGATGGGTTCGATGTGGCCGACCAGTGTGAGGCCTTGGCGGGTGGCGATTTGTTGGGCGATGGCGGCCAGGGTGAGGTCTTCGTAGGCGCGGTGTTCGAGGGTGCGCAGTGGGCTGTTGATGCCGGTGGCCAGGGCGTGGATGGTGATGGTCGAGGGTGGGCCGATGAGTTCGACTTCGTCGATTTCGAGGCGGCCGAGGGTGCGCAACGGTGTGCCTTCCCAGCCGATGGCCACGGTCAGGGTGTCGCCGTGGCCGGGGTACCAGGTGCTGCGCCAGTGGCCTTGGGTGTCTTCGAGTTCGACTTCGAGGCTGTCGGCTTGGCCGGTCAGGTGGTCGGTGTAGGTCAGTGACAGCAGGTGTTGGCTGACGTCGCGGGTGATGTTGTGTTGTTGGTAGGTGAGTACAAAGCGGGCCTGCGGGGCGTGTTGCTGGGTTAGCGCATCCATGGCGGAACGTCCTGCGCGGTGGGCCGTGCGGCGAGTAGCGGAATGGCCAAGGTCAGCCCCGAGGGCAGCGTGGCATTGAGGGGCACGTTGGGGTTGGCGTCGGCGATGGGGCCGTAGCGATGGGCGTCGCCGTAGTAGCGCCAGGCCAATTGGTCCCAGCGCTCGCCTTCGGTGGTGTGGTGCGGAATGAACATCAGATTCTCCGGGTGAGGACGTCGGCCGCGAGCCCGGCCAAGCGCTCGTTGGCGCTGTCGAGTACGGTGATGGCCTGGTCGAGGGTGGCGTGTGAGGCGCTGAGGCGATCGATGATGTTGGCCAGGTCTACGGGGTTGAGGCTGGCACGGGCGCCGATGACGCTGGCAAAGACGTCCTCGCCCAGGCGGGACAAGTCGGCGCCGTCACGCAGCAGGCCGGCGACGTTGACGAAGCCTTGCAGTGGTTCGAGGGCGCGGGCTGTGACCCCGAGCAAGTGCGGGACCTGGCCGAGGATGATCGAGGGGTTGCCGCTTTGGGCGGCGTCGTAAAGTTGTTTGCCCGCGCGCAAGACGTTGCCGGCGGTTCGGGCGTGGCTGAGCACGCGTTGGGCGGTGCTGGGCGTTGACGCCTGGCGGGAGATCACGCCCGGTGAGCCGAGGGCCGTTGCCGGGTCGCCGACGGTGGGATCGAGCAATCCGGGGTGATGGGGTTTGCGGACGAAGGCGCCGGTGTATTCGCGCAGGCTGAGTTGCACGGTGGCGGCCATCAGTTGGCCGATGGCGGTGGCACGGCGAACGGTATTGCTCAGGTGGGTGATGACGTAAGGCCCAAGGTAGTCGCCGTTGCCCATGACAAAGGCCAGTGGTTGATGCTGACTTTTGGCCACGCGCAGTGCGCGCAAGCGTTGTTCCGGGTCGCCCAGTAGCGGGTGCAATTCGATGCTGAGGTGGCATTCGTCGAGCCCTTCGCCGACCCACTCCAATAAGGGCTTGCCCTGAATACGCGGGTGCTCGGCCCACTCGGCTGTGCCGCTGTGCTCGAGGGCACTGATGCCGCCGGCGACGTTGAACTCAATGTGGCCCAAGATGGCGAACATCAGACGTTGCCCTGCGCTGAGGGGCCGTAGCTACGGCGGCGGGTGTCGTGAAGGTAGCGTTCCATCATGCGCATCCATTCGGTGTAACTGGCCTGCAGCCCTTGGTGAATAACGTCCATGCCGGCGCCGGTGGGCACGTTGATCTGCGGCGAGAAATGAAAGGTCATGGTCGGCGCGGCACCAGACGTTGATGCGCCGGCCCCCATTCTGCTGGCTTGGGTGACTTGCATCAGATTGGGTGGCGCCATGTCGACACGACTTTGTGCGGCCATGCCCAGTGCAGCCTGTTGCACTAACCCTGCTTGGCTGCTGATGCCCAGCGCGGCGCCTTGGCTGATGTTGGCGCCGTAACCGATGAACACCCGACTGGGCGACTCGATGCCGAGGGTGTCGGTGAACCAGTCTTTGACGGCTGAGCCGATGCCGATGACGCTGTCTTTCAGCTGGCCGGCGTTGTTACGGATACCGTTGACCAAACCGCTGATAAGCAAGCTGCCGAACTCGGTGAATTTGCCGGGCAGTTCGACGCCCAGGTAACTCATCACGCCGGCGAATGCGCGGTACAGCCAGCCCAAGGGAGAGAAGTTCACCAATACCGCGAGGATGCCCGACAGGCCACCGCTGAAACCGGCCCTCACTTCGGCCCACAAACCGGTGAAGAAGGTTTTGATCGGCTGCCAATGGCGATAGATCAAATAGGCGGCCAGCGCGATGCCGGTGATCAGCAGTCCGATCGGGTTGAGCATCAGGACTCTGCCCAGCCAGAGGATGGCTTGGCCGGCCAGCTTTAGCCCGAACAACAACGTGCCGCCCAGAACCCTGCCCAATAACAACCCGCCTTTAGCGGCCAACTTGAGTGGGCTGACCAGCGCGAAGAGCATGCCGCGCAAAAACAGCCCGCTGTATTTCGCCACCGTGAGCAGGCCCGCGCCGACTCGTTTAAGTACGGTGATCAGCGGCGTGAATTTGCCCATCTGCCACGCACTGCGCAGCAAGGTGAATTTCGCCGACAGCGCCGTGACCGTGGTGGCCATCGCCACAAACGGCGCCATGATCAAATTGACGCCGTAGGCCAGACCGATGAACGCCAATTTGCCGAGCAACAGACCACCGACCAACCCGACCACGCCTTTGATCAGCGCCGGATTTTCACCGGCCCAGACCGAGAACGAACGCATCAGTGGCACGACGGCGCGGGTGACCTCGATGATCGCGGGCAACAACGCATTGCCGACGGAAATGCCGATGTCCGCCAGGTTGATGCGCAGCGACTTCAATTGCTCTTTGGTGCTGCCCATCCGCTTGATCCAGTCGTCATCGAGTACGCCCTGATCCGCCGCGTTTTGACTGCCTTGCTGGATGCCGGCCAAGTCTTTCTGGTTGGCCAGCGCCGGCCGGATGAAGGACAACACTTGCTGGTCGGCGAACAGCTCGCCGAGCTTGTAGGCCTCGTCCAGCCGAGCCAGAGCGATTTGCTGTTCGTGCTGGTCCTTGATGTCCAGCGCCTTGCCGTATTGCGCGGCAGCGGCTGGCGCTTTGTGGCCCAAGTGTTGGATGAGAATGCTGAGCATGGCCTGGGCCGGTGACAGCCCTTCGCCGACCAGATTTTTGAGGCTGCCCTTTAAGTCGATGCCGGCTTTTTCGAACGCCTTGAGGGTGTCTGGCGCGGTGAGTTTGGAGAGAAAGTTTTTGAAGTTGTTGGCGGCCTCGTCATTGCTGCCGGCACCGCGGCGGGCGATCTGCAGCGACGCGCCGATTTCCGCCACGGCACGCTCGCCGGTGATGCCGAGGGCGGCGAACTGGGGCGTTAATTGCGGCAGCCATTTGGCCATGTCGGCCAGCTCGAACTGGCCGCTTTTGCCGGCAAAGGCCATCATGTTCATGGAGCGCTCAAAGCCAGCGGCGCCGATGTTGAGGTTGTCACTGAGGGCGATGGCCACCGCACCGAGGTGGTCCATGCTGGCGCGGGTGGCGGTCGCGGTTTTGGCCATGACCGGGGCGTAGGCCGTTAACTGCTTGAGGTTGTCGATGCCGCCGGCGATCAATACGGCGGTGCCTTGGGCAACGTCGGTTTGGGTCTGGTTCCAGGTGATCGCCGCGCCGCGCATGGCCATGCTGAGGCGCTGTTCTTGCGCCGGGTTGAAGCCCGCGCCGATGGCAAGGTCGCGGGTCTGGTCTTGAAAGTTGATGGCGGTTTTCATCGATTGAACGATGGGCGCGCCCAATGCCGCACCCGTGCCGACGACTTCCATGGCCTGACCGCGTAACTCACCGCGTTCTGTGCGGAGTGCCTTGCCGCGCGCCATGCTGGCCGTGAGACGTAATTGTTTGGCGTTGAGCTGGTCGAGGGTGTGGCCGACCGCGTCGTACTGACGACGCAAGCGCTCGATGCCCGTGCCGCCCCGGGCCAACGACGCCGACAGCGCATGGCCGATGTGCTGTTGTTTGAGCGCGAGCCCGTCGACGGCGCGGCCCAATTGGCGCACGGTGGACTTGGCCGAACCAAACGCTGCGTTGAGGCTGCCGGAAACGACGGCGCCAATTTTTAAACCGATGAGGACTTCGTTGGCCATCGTTGCTACGCTTCCGGCATGTTTGAAAAAATCGCACTGCGCACCGCTAACACACTCTATGCACTGGCCATCGGCGCCGGTGTGATCTGGCTGGCGTGGCTGTGCCTGATGCATTTGCCGTGGTGGGCGGCGATCGTGGCGTTCTGTGTGGGGTTGCCGTTGCTGGCCTTGGCCGCCGCCCCTGTTGCGGCGGGCGGCGCCTTGCTGGCGGGGCTGGTAGTGGGCGCGGTGACGCTGATCAGCTACGCGATGGCTCGGCGAGTTCGAGCCGGCGGTTGATTTCGCGCTGGCAGACGTCAACCCATCGCCAGTAATCGACCATGTCGAGCCGTTCGATCTCAGACGGCGGCAATCTCAGGACTAACAGCAGCGCTTCGTCCCAGGACTGGAGCAAGGTTTCGGCCGGCTGCCATTTCCCGCAACACCTCGGTGGCGAGGGTTGAGTCGGCGATGTCGAACTCGCCCAGGTCTTCCAGCGTAATGCCCAGCAGCTTGGCGACCAGTTGGTCTTCCATGGCGCCTTCGTCTTTGGTCACGGCTTGGGCGGCGCTGATGTCTTTGCGTTTTAGGCGCTTGATGGGCAGCGTTGCGAGCTGTTCGCCGCTGGCGCTGGTGAAGGGGAATTTGAGGGTGAAGGTGTGTGCGTCGTCCATGTCATTGCTCCGGGTTCATCAGTGGTCGGTCAGTAGTGCCGGAATGATGCAGTTCGATCGAAGCGTTGGCTTTTAATGAGATTTAATGGGGACCACGCCTGCAGATTTTGGCTAAGATCACTTGGCAGTGACGCCTATTTATAGCCAAAAGGAAAATGCTGGATGAGTGCTGAAAACGCAGAGCAGTTCAATTTACTGACCCGTGACATTCTTAGAATCTTGATTGACGCTTGCCCGACTCAGGTTGAGTTGAACGCCGAGAAATTCGAGCTCGAAAAGGGCTCGTTCGAAACGCCGAGTGGGTTTATCGGCGGGTTTTATAAATCGACTCCACAAGAGAAATTCCTAACCGATACATTGCAATGGTTAACGGCTGAAGGTTTTATCAGGGCTGGAGACCATCGTGACTACTACGTTGCGACGCTGCAGACTTTGAAGCTATACGGCTCTGTTCCAAACGCTCTCTCTGCTTGAGAAAAAGCAGTCAGCTTTTACAGGCTGACTGCCTTCAACTTCCTCACAGTGTCGACCTTTTACAAACGCGTCGGCCTTAATCCTTCGGCACCACATTATCCAACGCTTGGTTCACCGCCAGCTCCCCCAACATAACGACCTGCGCAATGCCCAACAGCGCATTGCGGTTCGACCCCTCCAGCGTCCCCGCAAAATTCCCGAGCATGACCGTGGCCGAGGCCAGGGATTCGCAGGCATTGACCAGCAAGGACTCGGTATCGGATTGCGGGTTGACCATGAACAGGTTGTTGGGGATGTAGGGTGTGGCCATGATTTGCGCAGGCACGAGGTAATGGTCGAGCGCACGCTCGGCCGCTTCGTGGAGCTTTTTGGAATTGAATGATTCATAAGGCGACGCCGGGTCTGTGACCGGCGGCTTGGGTGGTGTCTTGGACATCAGCTTTAACTCCGTGTAAACGCTGCTTGAGGTTTGAGAACAGGCCTCACGCCTGTTCATCTTGATCGTTGATGGCTTGCGTGCCGGTCAGGGGAACGCCCCTGACCGGCTGACTTGCCACTAGCTTGGTAAGCGTCGGGCATCCAGTACCCGGTTGACGATGAGCTCACTGAGCATGATCACCTGTTGCAGGATTAGCATCGATCGGCGCTGAGCCGTGTCGACGGCGCCGCCGATGTCACGGGCCATGTCACTGGCGGCCGCTAATGTTTCGCTGGCTTCGACAAGTAGCGTTTCTTCATCCACGGTGGGGTCGATGAGGAAGATTCTGCCGGTCTTGCGCGACGGAATGGTGGTCTTCAGCGTTTCGGGGTTGAGATAGAAGTTGATGGCGCGGTTAGTCGCCTCTTTTATCTTCTGAGGTTCAAGCGCTGGGTCGTACGGGATTGGACCGGAATCGGTTTCCGGTGGGTTTGGCGTAACTTTGAACATAGATGACTCACTACCTTTAGGGAATATTGAGCCGTCACTATCGCTACCAAACGAAGGGTGGCGGCCACGCGTGGGTTGGTAGACCGGTCAAGATAGCAAACCCCGGCGCTCACGAATGAGCCCCACGCATGGCCACCATAAAAAGCTGAGCCTCAAAAAAGAGACTGCATTAGGGCCGCCATACGGCTATCAAGAAACGGGCTACCAAACCCGATCACTGTTTTGCAGTGACAGGGAAACGATATAGCCCATCCCATAGCCGTGTAAGCCGGCGGATTCTGAAGCACCCGTAGGCAACGGCGCAAGGTGCTGTAGCCTTTATGGCGTAACAGTTGGTGTAATTTAAACGCGGTCGTTTGGTCGTGTTTAAACACGGTGGGTCGTAAGAATTTTCCGTAGTTATTTGAAGGTTTAAAGCGAGCATGTCGCTAGATTGGATACCGCTGCACGACACCCATCCTGTCTAGGAAAGGCAGTGGATGACGTAGACGGACGCGGTTTTCTGCACGGGCGCTAGCATTGGGCGTTCACCCAAAGCAGATTGTTGGTAGGTAGGTATTTAATGCGGTCGGGAATGGCGCATTCCCTTTAAGGCAAAGGGAGGCAGCTGTGCGAGGTGCCAAAAATGTGTCCGTTCAAAGCACGTTTAGCGCCTTCGCACAGCCACCATAAAAGTGACCGATTTGCGAAAAAGATGGCGACTGTACGCCTGCGATTGAGTCGCGGATTTTGCAATGCCGGAGTGACCAAGGGGGGCCGGCGTGCAGTCGTCATCAAAGCTCAGGCAGTTAGCAACCGGTCCTGTCCATAGAGGCACTTGCGTGCTACTGGTTACTCTGCCTGGTCACTGTGGGCAGTGACGGGAGACAAGATACCGGTGGGCTGACAGATGCGCTGCCGGGGGATTCTGTCTTGGCTGTAGGCAATTGCACCGGGTGCGGTAGCCTGATAGGACTGCGTACGAAGGGAGCGATATGTGCCGTATGTTCACCAGCGAAATCGCCTACAACTTTTAAGGTTGGCCTTCGTAAGTGTGGAGTTTAGGCATGGCTACAGCCACTTCGATTGTCCTGCCCAGCCAAACTTACCTGCGGATCTACCCGTCCACAGAGTAATTACTGAATGCCGATTTAGGACCCCAGTACTACTCATAACGAATGCCGTTTTGATCCAGCCACTGCAACCTTCTGTCCATCTCTATAGCTGGCTCACTTTCAACCAAGCGGTCTAGTAACTTAGAGACCTCATAGGGGATCGCTGTGCAACCCGGCCCGAAAAGCCGCCAAAGTAAAACAAGAGTCTCTCGCGGAAACTTTTCCGGAATGTCGGACGAGATTAGCGAATGAAGATTTCCGTAGCCTTGCTGGAACGTTAAGTAAGGAAAAACTTGTTGTAATGCCTCAGGAAATGCCTCAGCCGAAGCGACAGCAATGTCAGCGAAGTGATGCGTCAACTCTTTTTCACATAGATCTCGATCACGTGACCACCTTGCAAGCAAAGGGCCAACGCTGCTTCTCCATACTTTAGCCCTATCTTTTCCTGGCGCTGACATCCATTGCTTTAGAATTATGCTAGCGCCAACGCGAAGTATCGAAGGTCCATTCTTTAGCGCTAGTTCCGTTTGTTCTAATGTAATTCCCCAACGATCCGCATTCTCATCATTGCTGATGTGGAGCAAGGCAGGCACGATAATTTTCGCAGCCGCTGCTCGTGCAACTCCTCCACGGCCTTTGACTTCTAAAGCACCAGTTAAAATGTGCTTAGATAAACGCATTGAAATGTTTGGCGAATTCTCTGTCAAATTCACCAAGATTGACCTTAAGGCAATAGCCTCCTCCGAGTCTCCAGTGAGTGAAGAGTCTAGGATTTCATCAACTTCTTGATTGTTTAGTGACAGTGTAAAGACTGCATTGCGTATTAGCGTTGCGCGTGAAAATGCTCCCTCCTGTCCTTTCGCAGATGCTGCCTGTTTTAAATTCAGCATCAAATCCGAACGAGTTTTATTGTTTGTTTTTCGGCACTCATCAATATCAGCAAGTAGGATTTGTGTTAGCCGCCCACACGGTGAATTTATCGCGTCATGATACAGGTCGCGAGTGGAGTCCAATGCTCCGGCGTTACTCTTCACCGCTAATAAAAACAATCGCGGCCACCACTCGCAATGCTCACTTCGCATTTGAAATGATATATTTGAATAAAGATAACTTAAGCTGCCAACTACGCTTGAGAGAAACGAGTTGTTGGCGGAGCTAAGAAAATCAAGCACTCTGGCAATCAGTTTGGTTCGACTTAAGTCGGTATCTTCTTGCGAGAGCAAAAGAGAATTGATAAACGTATTCCATAGTTTAGTGTTTGAATCGGCAGGGGCTGTTTTTGAAAGAGTGTCGAATGCGCCAATTGCATCACTTCTGCAATAAACCCCCCAGCCTAATTGCTTCCTCAAATCAGGGCTTTCTGCAACCTCTTGTGCTATTTTTAGCCGATCCTCTTCGGTCGCCTCTATCAGCGGCTGCGCATCGCCATCTAGCGTCTGAACTCCATACGAGTACGATCCAAAAAAATCTTGATCTTCAACGTCGCGATCTAGATATTCACGCCTTGATTTAATGAGATCAAGCTCATATTTTCCGTTGGCTGAAAGCACACCAGCAGCATTCAGCATATTTAGTCGCAGCCAAACTGCCAAATCTCGAGCATGTTCCCGCCAATCTATACTGCTGTCCTCTATTTCAAAGCGGTCATAATAGGCTGATCCCTCAGTAAGAATTCGGTGCTCAATTTTTTCCAGCGTGTGTGAGGTGGCCCCCATTGCTCGATCTCTTAGAACCAGTGGAAGCTCACGCCTTATGCTCCAGAAAATTTCCAGAGATGTTTCACTTACTCCATTTATTGCCTCTTCATCTGTGAAAAGGTTTTTGTCACGCAGGGCATGCATCCATAGCCTTGCCCCAAGAATACCAGGCATGCTACGCCATGCGTTGACTATGGAAAGAGTCTTAAAGGAATTTTCTTCTGATGAGGCTGAAATTAACCCTGCTATTAGTTGGACAAGAAATATCGGTCCATCATAGTGTTCGTTTTGTTTGTGAGGTTCCACCGAGGGGACTGCATAGTCGTTTCTGTCATAACTCTCGTCAATCTCATCCAGGTCGGCAGACGTCGCTATAAACTTACTCAGTTTGCCGGAAGCAATCTCTAGGATTTTGCAAGGCGCTTTCAGCTCTAGTAAAGCCTCAATTAATTCTTGTACTTCATATTGTTCGCTTACGGTCCAGTCAACACCCAGAACATCTGAAAGTCTTTCGGGAGGATTCTTGCCCGAGTCATAACGTGGTGTTATTCGAAAGACTGGCGAAATTAATTCGATGGCATCATAAAGGTCGGTATTCAAGACAATAGAGCCTTGGATGGTCTTGGTCGCCGCGTAAATTTTTAAATCAGGTTTTATGAGGGCGTGCGTTTGACTACTAATCAAGATGCGCCACGCCTGTTGCCAAAAAACAGATGGCGGCTTACTTGATTCGTAATTTTTACCAAGCGCGTCTGCGAACGGCGTGCCTAGTTTACCCATCCAGCGAATAGCTTGTCTAAACCTATCCGCGGAGTTAAGATCTTTCGTTACCCATGTGGCGGTAACCCATGAAGCATCTCGTTCATCCCAAACTTCCTGAGAATGTAAAAAGTCAAACCACTCAGGATCCTCAATAGTATTGATAGCTGTGGAAAATAAATTTCGACCTCCTTTAAGTAGCCATAACACACAATCAAGTTCATCTGGCTCGGTGGATCTATATGGTTTCCCAATAATTTTTTGCGCCCACTCCTTTCGAGTTGATCGTGGTCGTTCAACCAGTTCCGCTAATTTGTCGAGGTCTCGCCAGAGTGACTCATGACATTGTTGGCCTGATTGATCTATTGAAAACTCATACGCTAGTGGACGTACACCCAGTGTACTCCATTGAGTATCGGGTCCGTTCTTTGATTCAACTGAAGCAAAAGCGTAAACGGGATGCACATCTGGAAAACGGGATCGATCAGCCTCTAATACATTCAAGAAGTAACGAACTGGTGCATCACCTGCGCTATATCCAATTAGAACGACTGTCTTGCAACGACATAAGTCAAAAAGAAATCGGGAAGCCCACCCCGATCGCATGTATGCATCACCATATTCTGCACTAGTGAGCACCATCGGCGTTTGCTTGAGATTAATCGTATCATCGGCCATTCGACCGTGAAGGTGAATTATCCCGCAGAATTCGGTGCTACCGGGTAAGGGCAGGTCTTGACCAGCAAAGCTAAAATTTTGCGAAAAACCCTGCCCCTCAGCCTCCTCTAATGCCTTTTCGAGTAGTGTGTCAAAGTTTGTTGTAATTACAGTCGGCCGATTATCTAAATTACGGGACAATTTTAGGATGGTTTTATGGTTGGTCAAATCCGCGCCTTCTGAGCACTCCTGAAGGATGCTGACTACTTTTCGTGATACATCCCCTATATCTACGGTTCTACGGCTCAACGAGCCAAGCACTTCTTCGTACCGGCCTTTGTCAAAAGACGCTATTTCTGATGAGTTTTTTTCTAACCCAAGTCGGGTAGCGCAGGTTTCGACTAGCTTCGCAAACATTGGCAACTGAGGGGTGCTGATCCCAGCTCCACATAAAAAAACAACCTCGCCAGCGAGCAAAGCATCCACCAACTGTTCCGGAAATGCAGGTCCATCATGCGAAAATCGAAGACTCAAGTTGATGCTCTCTCATGCATATGGGCGGAATTGACGCGTCTAGCGATCGTAGCGTGACGCAGTTACTTTGCATTACAGGCGTGTAAAGCTGCAAAGACTGATGCCAGAATAATCGACCTAATAAGTCTGTCTACTGGCGAGCCCGGTTTTGGTGACTCTACGCTGCCCCTCGTCAAGAAACGCCTAGATTTCTGTTGTAGCTACCCAACTGATCCTCCCCACCCACCCGAAAAATATTCGCCAAATAATCCAGCAACACCACCTCCTCACCATTGATCATCTGCCGCACATACGTCGCCGAAAACGGCGTCTCGTACTTGGTCGGATCCCGCGGCTTATGCGTGCCCAACTGGTACTCCTTCCCGGTGATGGTCATGGTCGTCACCAGCGGCACCTCGTTCACCAGCCCACCGTTGTTGAAGACCTGCACATTCGACCGACACTGCAACTGCACACTCTTGAACGGCGTCACCAGCTTCCTGGCGGCCTCGACGTACAAGCTGTTCCAAGTGATTTTCCCTTCCAGCTTATCGATGCCATCCGGCAGTTCGATCAGCCCGACCATGCCCAACCCTTGAAAGTCGCTCATGACGGTTTTGATGGTGCCCAAGTCGATCTCTTCACACTTGCCAAAGTAGCTGGCGCCATCGAGGTAGAGGTTGGCGTTGGAGATGCGGTGTGCGCTGAAGCCTGCCATTTATACGGTCCCCAGGTTGACGAGGTAGTCGCCGGTGATTTCGGTTTCGAAGGTGCCGCGTTCGAACGGTAGCGGCACGGTGAGTTTGTAGTTGAACAGTGCGTGGCCCTGTTCGAGTTCGGTGCTGGGGTTGCGCGCTGGGTCGTACCAGCATTCGCCGCCGACCAGGGCGCCGTCGCCGATGAGTTTGCGCAGGAACAGGTTGACGCTTTCGGTGAGGCTGGTGATGAGCGCGGTGGTGATGGGTTGGTCGACGAACTGTAAGGCGCTGTAGCGGATGGATTCGTCGATGACGTCTTTGGTGCGGCGCACGTTTTCGAAGTTGCGCATGTGGGTGACGCTGGGCCATGCGGCGGTGCGGTTGCCCCACAGGCGCAGGCCGGTGCCGTAGGCGTTGAAGACGGTGGTGATGCCGTTTTCGTTGAGTAAATTTACTTCGCTGTGCGGGTCGTCGATGCGTGCGGTTAATGGGCGTTCGAGGCCGATGACGCCGAGCAGTGGCTGGTTGGAGCTGCTCCACCAGTAGCCGTGGTCGTTGTCGATTTTGGCGCGCAGGCCGGCGGCGCGGATGGACAGCGGTTGCAGGCGTTCGCCGTTGCTGGCGGCGTCGTAGACGCGCACGTGGGGGTAGCACAGGCGCACGCGATCGCTGCTGGTGTTGAAGTTGATGTCGCCGGCCGGGCCGCGTCCGGCGAGTACTTGTTGGACGGTGGCGCCGATGGGGGCGTCTATATAGGCGACGCCGCCGACTTGGCTGGCGGCGACGGTCAGTTCTGCCGTGACGGGGTTTAGGGTGCTGAAGCCTGGGGCGATGAAGAGTTTGGGGAAGAAGCCCAGGCGGTTGTAGCTGTCTTGAAAGGCTTTGAGGCCGGTGCGTCGGCCGGCTTGGTTGAGGATGCCGATGATGTCGGCGGCGGTGACTTTGGCGGGGTCGGTGTAGGTGTAGTTGACCTTGATGGGGGCGTTGGCGGGAATGGTGCCGGTGGCGAGTCGGGTGATTTGGCCGGTCGCCAAGGACGCGATGTAGTCGGTGCCCGGCTGGTAGGCGTCGGTGCCTTCGGCGGGCATCAGTTGCAGTTGTTGCAGGGCGGTGTGTTCGAGTTGCAGTGGGTTGTTGTCGACAAATTGCGTGCGTTGGCCGGTGACGGTGCTGTGGTGGATGGCTGGGTCGAGGACGTTGACGACGAGTACGGTGCCAGCGCCGAAGTCATAAATGCCTTGCAGGGCTTCGGGGATGCTGTGGCCGGTGGTGTGTGCCCCAAATTGGGCGGCGTGGGTGTCGTTGAGGCACAGGGTGAGTTCGTTGATGGGGCCGGTGGGCGCGGTGCCGACCAGGGCGATGACGGCGGATTTGACGACGCGGATGGGACGCGGGCCGCGCTCGATTTCGGTGGTTTCGATGCCGTGCAGGTAGTTGGCGGGCATGGGTTATTCGTCCTTGGCGGGTGGCTGTGGCTTGGGCGTTTTGCCGGCCGTTCTTGTGTGGGTTGGCAGCGGTTGCAGGTGCTTGAGGGCGAGCAGGACGCGGGTGTAATCGTGGTCGGCGGGCAGTTCGACGGGCTCGCCGGGGTGCAGTTGTCTGTCGAGCGTTTCGGCGTGTTGATCGAGACGCAGCGAGACGCCGCTGGGTGGGCCGTTGTAGCGATAGCGCGTGAGGGTCATGGGGTTTGCTCGAATTCGGGGTGTTTGAGTAAGGGGCCGAACTGGTCGGGGGCGGCTTGCAGTTGGGTGGCGCGGGTGGCGTAGTCCTGGGCGTATTGCCAGACGCCGTTGCTGTGGCCGATGAAGTGTTCCGAGAGCGGTCGACAGGCTTGGTCGGTGTGTGGCGGGCACCACCCGGCGAGGCTGGCGCGCAGTTGGTCGAGGTGGCTGATGACGCCGTCGGTGCCGTTGAGTTGGCGAAAGATGAGGGTCAGGCGCAGGACGATCTGGCGGGCCTGGACGGTGGCGTCGAGGCTTTCGGTGTGGCCGAAGGTGGATTTGCCATAGGCCAGCAGGACGGCGCCGCGGGGGTGGTTGAGGCGGTATTGCTGGGGGGTCTCGGGGAAGCGTTCGACGATGAGTTGGTGGCCGAAGTCGGCTTGCAGTCGGCCGAGCATGGCGTCCATGAGTTGTTCGGTTTGGGTGTTGGGCGCTGGGGTCATGGGTAGCCCTCCCAGACCTGTGCGGTGAACTGTTGCGGGCGTGCGCGTACGCGAATTTCACCGGGTTCTGGCATGGCGTGACCGCTGGGCAGGCCGAGGGTGATGACGCCGTCGCGTATGCTTTCGAGCAGTTTGAGGGTGTCTTTGCGGGCGCTGATGACGGCGTCGGGCAATGCGCCTTCGGGGCGGCGCTGGTAGAGCCAGTGCCGCGCGAGGTAGAGCACGGCGTCGCGCAGGACGGTGGGCACTGGATCGAGCGGTAATTGGTAGCGGCCGCGCAGGTAGCCGTCGACGAGTTCTTCGGCCTGGCGGACGCTGTTGGCGATGACGTTTTCGTCGGGCTGCTGGGCGGCCGGGTCGTCGTTGGAGAGTTGGGTGAGCGTGATCAGCGGGATGGCGTTGCCGAGGTCGGCGCGGGTGCAGTAGCGCATGGGTCAGCCGGCCTTGAGTTCGACGAGGGCTTCGGGGAATAAGCACAGGGCCAAGGGGTTGGCTTGGGCTTCGAGGTCCCAGCCTTTGCCCATTTTGCGCGGCTCGGCTTTGCTGTAGTACGGCTGGCCGAGGGTGTTGACGGTTTCGTTGTAGTTGGCCGGGGCGTTGAACAGCCGGAAGACGCCACGGGCGACGGGAAAGACTTGGGCGACGTCGGCGGGGATGAAGCGTTGGCCGCTGACGGTGACGTCGTATTCGATGAATTGGATGCCGCCGAAGGTGAAGCCGTTGCGCAGGTCGCCGCCGATGCGGTCTTGGGCTTCCTGGTAATGGGCGAAGGCTTCTTTGACTTTGGCGTGGTCGGTGAAGGCGTCGAACCAGTCGGGCCCGCAGAAGGATCGGAAGCCGGTGACCATGACGCCGCCGAGTTTGGATTCGGCGTGGCGCTTGGCGTCGAGGCAGGCTTTGCGCACGTTGGTGCCGGGGCTGCCGAGGGCGACGGTGACGCTTTTTTGTTGGACATCGAATTCGTCGAACAGGTCGAAGAGCAGCGAGCCGTCGGCGTCGAGCAGTTGGCCGCGCAGTGCGCCGATGCGCTGGAATTCGCGGGTGGTTTCGATGCTGTTTTTGAGGTCTTGCAGGTGGTCGTTGATGACGGTGGCGATGGGCGCGGTGGCGCTCTCTTGGCCGAAGGCGGCGATGCCTTGCAACTGGCTGGGCAGGATGGGCCGGCTGATGGGCAGGTGCAGGGTTTCGAAGGTGCGGCGTTTGCGTTTGTTGCCTTTGACGGGGGCCGGGTCGTCGTTGCGTGAGGTGTTGGGCACGAGGACGAGGCGGCCTTCGCGCTCGTCGATGATGACGCTGGTGCTGGTGACGCCTTTTTCGTCGAACAGGCCCATGGCACCGACTTTGCCGGGGATGGCCGGGAGTTTGTTGACGGCGGCGGTGAGGTTGGCGACGGTGAAGAGGTCTTGCAGGTTCATGGGGTGGCTCCGTTAGAGGGTGGCGCGGGCGACGATGCCTTGGGCGTTAAGGTCGTCGAGGGCAGCGGCTTTTTGCGGCTCGGTGATGCCGGGCGGCCAGACGAGTTCGGGCAGCGCGAGGACGGCGCCGCGGGCGATGACGACGGCGGGTGTGTCGCCGGCGCTGGCGTCGATGTGTTCGGCGAGGACGGCGACGGATTTGTTGGCTGGGCCCGCGCCTGCTGGGTCGAGGGCTTGGTATTTGCCGGCGACGTTGGCGAGGACTTGGCCGAGGGCGTAGTCGCTGCCGCCCAGCAGCGTGATGCGGTCTTTGGTCCAGCCTGGGCTGACGTGTACGAGCAGCAGGTCGCCGAGGTCTTTGGGTTGGTTGAAGGTGGCCATGGTTAGCCCTGCCTTTGGGTGCGGGCTTCGGCGTCGGCGAGCAAGGGGTTGGTGGTTGGGCTTGGGCTGTTGGTGGCGCGTTGTTGGGTGGCGATTTCGGTGAAGCTGATGGCGCCGGTGAGGTCTTTGAAGAGGGTTTTGAGGCCTTCGGTTAACGGTTGGCGCTGCTCGCCTTCGCCGAATTGCAACGGTGTTGCTCCGGACTGGGCGGCGTTGAGGGCGGCGATGACGACGGGTGCGTGCAGCGGCTTCATGCCGGCGGCGACGAGTTGTTCGGCGTAGGCAACGCTGGTGCTGTTGATGGCTTGTTGGGCAGCGGCGCGGGCGGTTTGGTCGCGTTGGGCGAGTTCGGTTTTGAGGCGCTGGTTTTCGGCCTGGAGGGTGTCGGTGTCGGGCACTTTGGCTGGGGGTGTTTGGGGGCTGGGTTGTGGGGGTGGCGCTGCGGGGGCGCTTTCGCTGAAGTGGATGACGCCGGGTTCGGCTTCGGCGAGTTCTATGGGGCGCAGGCCTTTGACGGCGGGCGACTGGGCACCGAGGAAGCCGACGTGGCGCAGGTAGTAGACGCCGGGCACGGGGTTGTTGGGCGCGGTTGGGTGGTAGAAGGAGGCGGAGATTTTTTTGTAGCGGCCGGCGGCGAGCTGTTCGGCGAAGCTGGGGTCGATTTGTTGGGGGGTGGCGATGAGGCCTTCGGCGGTGGCAGTGAGGGTTTGGACCCAGCCGGCTGCGGGGCTGTTGTGTTGGGGGTGGCCGATGACTAGCGGGGCTTCGTGGAGGGTTGGGTTGTAGGCGGCTACGGTGGCGGTTAGGTCGGTGGCGGTGAAGTTTAGGGTGGTGCCGCAGGAGGCGGTGTGGAGGCCGGGTTTGAAGATGTGGAGGGGGTTCATGGGGTGCGCTGCCAGAAGGATGGTGTGCGCAGTTTGGGGTGGTGGTTTGGGTGAGGCTTTTAATCGGGTTTAGGGAGTACATGTGATGCGGCGATTGAGTCAGAAACTGGCAAAAAGGAGCGCCTTTATTGAGGTCACTCCTTTTAGGCTGGTTGACGGTTGAGACCGTCTGACTACTGGTCAGGCGCTGTGGTTTACCGGCGCAAACTCCGCTTTGACGAAGTAGGTTTTTTCCTCGGCTCCGAGGTTGGCCATACCCGCCTGGGCGCCAGCTTCCACTAGTTTTACCTTGACTGACAATTCGAAGTCTTTGTTGGATGAGAATGACGTGTTTTCTTTAATCTCGAGCGATGCGGTCAGGCAGCCGCCGACTTCGCGAGCGAACACGACTGCTTTCCAGGAAGGCTCGTAGGACAACCAGAAGAAGTTTTCGCGGTCGACTTTGCTGTCGGCTTTCCAAGGTCTGCCAGATAACAGGAATTCACGAGTGTCCAGTGTGTCCGTGTCGCGTTTAGTGTTGCCTGAGTAACTGATGTCGCCACCGCCCATGGGGCCGACTTGGGCCGAAGCGCTTGCAGTGACGGTGCTAGCGGTTGTATCCGAGGCTTTCTTGGTGATGCTTATTTTGGTCGCGCCGAGATGAACTAGCAGCTTGATCAGTTCCGATTCGCGCTCTTCCAAGAGAATTGCATCGTAGCTGTCGCTTGGAATGTAGAGATTTCCGTTATCCGGGGTTGAGTGCTCGGACAGTGGGTGCCTGCGGTAAGCCTTGCCAACAACGGGATGCCCGGGCTGGAAGCGATAGCCTGCTACTTTAGCTTGGCTACGGGACAACGAATGATGTTGTACATAGGCAGCGAGCAAACGTGCTTCTTCAGTTATTGCCGGTACGGTTGGGACAGGTTGCTCGGGTGTGGCGTTGCGATCTTTGACCGCGATCGCTGCACTGACACCTGCAGTACCGGCGACACCGGCTGCGGCTGTAGCAACGATTAGAGAGATTGGCAGGAATGGAATGAGCATCGAAGCCGCCGTTGTGGCGGCCGCTATCGCGGCTCCTGTATATGCAGGTTTTGCGGAAAATAACGATTGGTCTTGACCTGAGATGATGAAGTTTGGCGAGTAAGGCGCCTCATCTTTTTCGGAGGGGGTCGATGCGAACTGGTCGTCGACGATATAGATAAGATCTAGCATTGGATAACGCTCCTTGTAGGCCAGACGCTTGATAGCCAAGCCTTGTTTTTTTCACCGCTTCGATGGCGCACGAGCGAGTTCCGATCCATTGATGTCGGCTTTGTACGGCGAATCTTGATGTTTTCGACGTTAGAAGCTGATGCACGCAACGATAGGGATTGGGATGGATTAGGGTTCCAGTCGGATTTTGTGAGGGGTAAAAAAATGAGGCGTAGAAGGTAAGCTTGCCATTGTGATGGAATCTATCGATGCGTAATGCTACTGACAGGTTTTATAAAGCGTTTATGACTCGCTGGTTGTTGAGGTGCGACTCGACGTGGGGCTGACCGTTTACCGTAGCAAGGTCGAGCTTCTGTAATCGGCAAACTTTGCATCAAAGTACTGGAGCAAGAAATATGGATTTGGGAAGCCCTGATGCTTACATCAGTTTGTTTTCAGGCCTTGTCGGGGCATTGATTGGTGGTGCCTTCACCTTGAAGGGAGCGACCAAAGCCCACGAACTGGCTTCGAAAAAGGATCAAGCCGCAGACCACGAGAAAATGGTTACGACGTTGATGCTCCTGCGTACTGAGATCTCTACTGCCTGGGCATTGTTCAAGCATGAATACGCCGACGAGTTATCGCAACTGGCGCCGGAGACACCCTATTTAACGATTTTTCCGATTGGTGCATCACCGTTTCCCATTTTTGATTCAGCCCCTCCAGCGCTAAATCTTTTACCGTCGGAGCTAGCAAAAGATGTCGTGCATTTTTACATGCGAGCGAAGGGATTGATTGCCATGATCGAGATGAATAATCGCGATTATGAGCAGGCCCTTCAACATGCTCGCGCCTTATTGCTCAATAATCTCGAACATGCGCATAAGCAGAACCGTGAGCTGCCAAATGAGCTGCGAGATCAGATTTTTCATGGCGGTGTGGCATTTATGGCTGCCCACTTAGGGATGGGTGACACGGCAGATGGGATTAGGTCTCTTGGGCAGGAGCTTGAGCCTATCGTGCAGCGCATCACGAAAAGCGTGGATGAGCTTTTTTTCCCACTTTCGGATCAACAGGCACAGAGGAACTGATGGCACTGACCTCTTTTGTGGCTTGGAGAGAGAGGCAGGTTGTTGAGCTGCGCATTTTGGTACTGGCGGCCTGAGGACGCGACACTTTGATAGGGCATGGTCAAACGAGAGGAAGTGTATCGATATGACACGTTTAGCTGTTTCTCTGAAAAATTTGAGTTGAGCGTTGAGTAAGCACGTTAAAATTTATGCTTTTTTAGGTGTTGTTTATGGAAAATCAGAATCGCCCCTGGCCAATGATTGTAGTTTTAACACTGTTGATGGCCGTTGCGACCGGGATTGGAAATTGGATTTCGTCTTACCTTATGCTTTCAAGCAAAAGCCAAGAGGTCATCAATAATGCGGACATTTCGTTACGCGCAAAAGGCGCGGAGGTCCACTGTGAAGCGTTGAAGAATGCGGCATCGTTGGCTTCCGAAATTGATTTCAGCGCCGATAGAGGGTATGCCAACGCGATCGTGTTTTCTGAGCTTATTCAAGGTAAGCCGATTGAAGAGTTTCGTAAAATCTCTGATGAGCAAGTTAGAGCTGAACAGTTGCAGTATGAGAAGCGAGCGTCCGCAATATTTCCCCTGCTCGCCGAAGACGAAGAAAAAATCTTGGAGCAGGTTACCCTCAATCATTATGTCGTCACTCAGTTAAGGACCAGTAGGGTTCCGCTCTACCAACGTGTGTTACCGAGCGAGGGTGGGTTCAATGCAAATACCAACCTTCGAGAAATACGAGAGAACGCGAGGACGCTCGCGAATACCTATCGCACGAAGTGCACGCGTTATGCTGACTGATTACTTGATAGCCCATAGGCCTAGACCATGCTAGGGCGCTGGCAGGCCCGGCGATTTATTCAGTTTCCTCAGTACTCTGTCCATGCCTTGTAGTGTCATCTCGACTTGTGATGCGGACTTGTTGTACTCGATAGCTTTCTCGGCAGCACGCTGCCGCTCGAATGAGGTTGCTACGTCCGCTAGGTAAGGCTGAAGGGCTACCTGGGCGAGTAAATATTCGCGGACTGCTAAGACCGCGCTTTCGTCCAGCACGAAGAGCTCCGTTGCGTTAAAGCGTTTCCTCGTCGCAAACGTTCGTGGACGATCTGCGTGCTGCAATGCCATGGCAAAGGCTGCTGCTTCCTGCTCTCGTGCATCAAGAGTCATGACGACAGCCTCGATTCCCGTTATACCAATGCGATCCATTAGCTTTTTGTGTCTGCCGGCTATGGACGTTTCTGTGAACCCGAGCTTATAGCTGTCGACGTAATTTGTGCGAAACAGGTAGACGAAGCCAAGCCTGTCGCTTGGGGTCGCCGGCATGTCGACAGTGCTTTTATCACGGTATTGAACATCCATTTATCAACCTCAAAGTAGAAGACCAAATACGTCTTATGTAGCAGCAGGCCAATAGCAATGTGGCCTTACCCTATCAAAACGGATGCCAATTCCCTTTTACATTGGCTCTACCGTTAGGCACCTGAGCCCCGCTCAGTGAACGATATTCCCTATCGCGGAGCAGATGTAGCTTGTTGCCATACTCTAAGGCGTTTGCCAGGCTATCCAACGCTTCTCGATCCGGCTTGTGTGCTTTCTCTAAGCTCATAGCCATACCTTTGCTCAGCGGGCTTGTGTGCCGGAATGGTCAACGGCAGCAAGCTAACCTGTCGAGCAAACTGCCGTGCCTGTTCTACGTGGTAAGCCTTGCAACACCGCCGCGTCATCAGTCCAAAGTTGAGGTGGTTTCCAGCGACTAAGTATCCTGCAATTCAAATCGAGCCGTCGCGCGAAGGTAAGCTTCAGATGCGCCACTCCGTACTGCTTCTATGATTTCTATGATTTCTGGTTCCGCTAGCCTTCGAAAGGCAGGACGTGCCCGTTTCATGATTTTGGCAAGCTTTGGGAGACTCAGCTGAGTATTATCACTTACCAACTTCATAATCGCAGTATGATGAGACTCAGATGCCTGTGCTATTTCAAACATTCGCCTAGACTCAACAGATCCCAATGAGTTTAGTTTGCAAACGTCAATTACACTCTTGCCGCGAGCTTTGGAGTCTACGCTTCCTATTTCTCTGAATAGATATCCAGAGACGATTTCTATGTGGTCGCTGTACCGATGTATGTATGGATGTACCCAATTATAATCAACGGTTGCTAGCGGATAGGCATCTGTTGGCAATAGTGTCCGCGCCAGTACATTATGATTCTTCTTCAACCAATTACAGCGCTTGCACGCGGCCACAAGGTTGGAGTGCTCATAAGTGAACCTAGCCATACCCGGCAACGCTTTCGCTACGACATGATCTATCTCATTTCGTCCGATTTCTGCGGATAAACGGCGCCGACAGTATGCGCAACTGTGTTTCTGTACGCGAAGAAGGTACTTTCGTACCGAGTCCCTAACAAGTTTTAGATTAGATTTTGACCATTCCTTGTGCCCCCCTTTGAAATATGCAAGGAGTAAGGTTTTCTCAGCAGCGCCCCAATTTTTCCTCTTGATGATATCAAAGCCAGACATAAATTAAGTCCTTTTAACTATCAAGCTCTTTACTGATGAAACGATCGATCGAACTTGGTCGCCCTCCGGTAGTTTTGCGAGGATGGGCTCGATTTCCTTAAGTATTTTCTTGATTTTACTGGCGTTATTTTCAGCTCCCCGTGCGACCAGTTTAAGTAGTTCATCCATTTTCGCCACAAAGGCAGTACCTCGGGTGCTTTCGAGTTCGAATTTTAATTCCAGAATATCGTTGGATTGCCACCCTTCGGGGATATCTTCGAACTCCGCCCAGAGAACGCCGTTGGTAGCATGCCTACGGAGAATTATTAGCTCAGAGGAAAATCCTCCGGCAGATCCGATCAAAAGAGGAGAATGGGTGGCGATGACGATATGACATCCCTTTGAACCGTCAACGGCCATGCTGAGGCAATCTACAAAATCGCGTTGCCAAGAGGGGTGCAAAGCGCTTTCTGGCTCATCAATTAGTATTAGCGAATTGTCAGTTACTTTTAATGCTAATGTTACAATTGATGAAAACAAGCCCCACTGCCCTGCGCTGTAATCATCCGGATTAAAAATATTTGAATTGCCAGTCATATGGCGACGAATTGATAGCAATCTGTGTCTGAGAATAATATCTATGAAGGGTATTTGCGGATAGCACATCCCAGAAATCAAATCCACCTCAATGGTTTGCGGCTTTCTGGTTGAAGTTTCAACAAATGATATGAAGTCTTCGAGCAAATTATTTTTTTTTAAAAACTCTATGTCTTCAAACTTGGCTTTGCTCCCGCTTCGCTCATCAAAAAAATCTGCTAACAGGGATGCTCGTCTACCGCTGGAAATATCCCCTCTTATAATTGTAGTAAATCGAGTTGGGATAGTTGTACGTTCGCAGAGCATTGTAATGAGGTCAGTCACTGTCGGAGATCTTTCTCTATTCGTCAGCACAGCAGACACTAGCGCGCTCAGGCTTTGATTTCTACTTATTATGTTCTGATTGTGTCTTGGGCCTATATATTCGTACTCATCTATTTCATAGCGAGATCTTGCTGACCCGCCCACACGCATTTTGGTGGGAAATCTGTCGTTAGGAATCGCAGACAATGCGATCACTCTGCTAGGCGCTTGGTAAAACTTAACCGTCGCTGACGTTTTAGTCGCGCTCTCCGGCGCTACAGTGATTTCGCGAAGCGCTTGATCTAAGAACCCTCGAAGCAAAGTGCTTTTTTGGGTTCCATTTACGCCTAACAGCATAGTCAATCTATTTTTCCCACCAGACTTTGGTGGAATAGGAACAACCTCGCCTGATGGCAAAATAAAAGATTTTATAAGCACATGACCTCCCATTGTCCGTTCATTACTTCTCCTCTTAATCCATTTTATCAGGCTGGTACAGAATCGCTACGCGGGTGCTTATTTTTGACCGGCGGTAATCCTAACGCTTTCGCTCGTAGCGTTAGCTGTCTTCAAAAGGCGTGGCAGGTGTTCACCCGTTTGAAACGCGTCTTCAGAGTCGAAAGTATGGCAGACAGCTGGGCGCTAAGAAATCATGTCCGGTGCCGGAAAGCCTAGGCAGCGCAAGATTTTTGCGGAGGCTTGGTATTCCAACTCATTACCTTATGGCAAAGTGAGGATCTCGTCAGCGCATGGAGATGACAGTGTATGAGTCTTCCTAACCATTTGATTCAAGCAGTTCGAGACAATCCATTGGAGGCAGCGACCGCTGTGTGTCGCTACGCTCTTAGTGTGATAGGACAACAATCTGAATGGACGCAAGATGACCATTCAACGTTGCTTGAGGCAACGGCTTTGATTCTCAGCTTGCAGGAACAATTTCTAATTCCTCATACAAAAGAAGCTCCGGACCTAGATGGCAGTATGGGTTTTGTATGCAACCGAATGCGTACTTTTCTCACAGAGGTCCAAGATGAGTTGATCGGGCAATCATCGACTCAGAAACTGGAGAGTATAAAGAGTCGCTTTTCTATAACGCTAGCTAATGGGTTCGGGTATGAGTTCACCGATGGCGATTTGAAACGTATTCGCACACTGATCAAAGAGCTTCGGGAATTGATAGTTGCTAACCAAGAGCTTGATGAAGATCACAAGCAACGACTTCTCAAGCGTTTAGAAAAAATGCAGGCGGAGATCCATAAAAAGATGTCTGATCTAAATAGCTTCTATGGTTTGTTGGTCGAAGCAAGCATCGTGCTTAAGAAGGTCGGTGAGAATGCGAAGCCAATCGTGGATCGTATCAAGGAACTAACAAAAATCTCATGGGGCACCCAAGCTCGCGCAGAGAATTTGCCTTCAGGGTCAGAGCCTCCGATGATTGGTAATGATCCGGAGCCACCTGCACTGGACTGAGTGCAGCAGAGAACTCAAGGGCTGCATGAGTATTTCTGACCGGGAGGTCAAGCTGGTCGAGCGAGTTTCCCGGTCTTTGATACGCGGTAAATGGCTACCGGATTCTTGGTGTGGTACAGCAATTCTAAAGGGTCTCGCATAGAACTCTAAAAAGACTAAACCTATATCTTAAAGATCAGTTTTTCAGTTTTTCCACTGAAGTCTTTTCCGAAGTTTGAATAGGCTGTGTTGCTGCGGCAGCGGCAGCGGCAGCGGCAGCGGCAGCCTGGGAGTCTTTGCTGTCCTGAATCGTTTTCTTTATCTCAGCGACTTGCGCCTCTACTTTTTTCGCCGCATTCTCAGGTTCTATTTCCGCTTCAGTTGCGCAACGATTCGACGTGTTAATAGATGCCCATACAATCTGCCGTCGCACTTGTAACGTGGAATCCTTGTCGCTGAGTAACGCTTTTACCTCCACATTATAATCCGCAAGAATTTTGCTAACGATGCGTGCTCGATTTGATCGGGAGGATGCGTTGTCGCTCAAGTCAGCTTGAATACCATTGGTTGCCCCCGACAAGCCTGACCAAGCCTTTGCTGCTGATCCACCTGCGGTGATCCCAAAGACGCTTCCCGCCAGCACACCAAGCACTTTGACCGCTAATCGAGTGCTGGAGTTAATGTTCCCGCCGTTCTCATAATAATTGCTCACCTGCCTACAGTACGTGCCTGTCGCAAGCATCGCTGTGAACATATCGTTGTCGCTGCATTTCGATGTACGGCAATCGTTGAGAAGGTCTTTGTTGTCCTTGTCCTTTTGGTCCCAAGGCCAGATAGGAGACGGGTTTACTATGACCCTTGTCGGCTGGTCAGTTGTACCACTTGCGCAACCGTTCAGAATGCAGCTAAACCCGATAAGCCCGATAAGCGTTTTCATCGATTGTCCTTAATCTAAGGGAGCGCAATGTCATATTGACACTAGCTCAGATCAATCGAAGCGCAACGGCGCGGAGCACTTTCCTTTCGTTGCCTGGAATTGCGATCGCTGGGTAACACTCTAGCGACGTGCTGCTTCTTTCAAGTGAGCCAACACTAAGCCGAGAATGGACTTCTCTGCTTCAGTCTCCAACCTGCCGTCAGCATCCATGGGCAAATATGGCCTAGCCGGTATGTCTCCCCACAGGGACGGAAAGTCCGCCCGTTCCCCGCCGAATTGCATCATCGCCGCATACGGTTTGTTGCTGCCAACCATGGCCGAACTGTCGGTTGCGTGCGTGGTTATCGATGCCGCCAAACCAGCAGCACTCACCTGCAGGATCTGCCCCGGCCAGTGGCCGCGCTTTACGCGGTTCTCAGTCGTGACATCGGAGAGCTCCGGCCACTCTGGGCGACCTTCGTGTTCGAAGTTTTCCTCGGTTTGGCTGGCGAGTTCTGCTGCGATGGATTGCATCAGGGGTTTGAGGTCGCCGATCGCGTCTTCGATTTGGTTGAGGGTTTGTTGTAGGCGTTGGTGTTTTAGTTCGATGGTGAGCATGGGGGCTTTGTTTTTGGGTGATGGGTTTGTGGGTGGGGTTGGTTAGTCAGGATCAAAAGATCGCAGGCTTCGCCGGCTCCTACAGGGGTGAGGGTTCGGCTTTGGTGTTGCGGTGGTTGGTTGTGCGCTATCGCGAGCAGGCTCACTCCTACAGGGGGATGCGGTGTGTCAGTTGGGGTGGTGGTCGGTGGTGGTTTGTTTTAGGGGTGTGCCGGGGGCGTGGTTGAAGCCGGGGTCGGTTCGGAAGGTGATGTTGTGGCCTTGGGCGTTGGTGAGGCGTAGGCCGGTGACGGTGGCGGTTCGGATTTCGCCGGTGTGTTTGTTAAGGCCGGTTTCTAGGGTTTCGGTGAAGGTGCGGCCTTGGCTGGTTTGGACGGTGAGGCCTCGGCGTTTGACGGCGGCTTCGGTCAGGGCGACGACGCGGCAGCGGCAGTTGAAGCCGTTGGGTGGGTAGATGAATTGCCAGATGGGGTCGTCGTGGCGGAAGACTTGGCCGTGGAGTGCGCGGTGGCTGGGGCGGGTTTTGCCGTCGAGGGTGGCGACGAGCATCCAGTAGGGGTGGGTGTCGCTGGTGGCTTCCATGCTGGTTTTGCGGCCGGCCATGTAGGCGCTTTGCAGGTTGGTTTGGTAGATGGTTTTTAGGCGGCGTGGGCTGCCGAGTTGGACGGGTTCGGCGGTGCCTTCTGCGTCGACCATGATGGGTTTGCCCCACCAGCCTTGGGCTTGCAGGGTGGGTGTTAGGTGGGCGGTGAATTGTTTGAGGGTCTGGCCTTGTTGCAGGGCCGTTTCGAGGGCGGCGCGGATGTCGGCGAGCAGGTCCAGGCGCATGGCTTTGGCGACGGTGAAGGCTTGGTGGTGGGCGTGGTCGAGTTGGTCTTGCCAGTGCCAGGTGATGGCGTAGCCCTTGGCTTTTAGGTAGGCGATGGCGCTGGCGGGTTCCAGGTCGAAGATGGCTTGGAGGTCGATGGGGTTGAGGGTGTTGGTGTGGGTAGCCATGTCAGTCTTCTCTGTCGGCGATGGCGCTGAGGCGGCCCCAGGTGTTGGCGACGACGTTGAGTCGGGTGAGGTGCTGTTCGAGGGCTTGGCTGTCCATGTGTGGGTGGGCTTCGGCGAGTAAGCCGAGGGCGTGTGTGGGGTCGGGGCTTTGCTGCAGGGCTTGGATCAAGGGGGCGATGGCTTGCTCGGTGTGTTGTTGCAGGGTTTCGGGCGGCAGGCTGTTGATGGCGTGGTCGAGGGCGGTTTGGTCGGGTGCGGGCCTGTGGGTGGGTTCGGCGAAAGCTGTTGTGTTGGCGGTGGCTGGGGTTTGTTGGAGGTCGCCGTCTTGCAGGTTGTAGGTGCGTTGCCAGTAGGCGTTGCTGAATTTGACGCCGGATTCGGTGAGGGCTTTGTCGCGTTGGGCGAGGCTTTTGTCGATTTCTTCTTGTTGCCACAGGTGGTAGTCCGGGGCGGCGACGTGGGGGCCGAAGTTGAGGTCGACGACGTGGCGGATGCAGGCGTTGAGTGCGGCGGCGACGATGCTGGCGTCGCCGTCGCGGATGTCTTGGGTGACTTCGGCACCGGCGGTGGCGCTGGCGCGGTTGCTGTCTTTTTCGGTGGTCTGGTTTTGGCCGAGCATGGCGACGTTTATTTCGCTGCGGCAGTACTCGAGCAGTTGGCGGTAGACGTCGGCGCTGCCGGCTTTGCCGGCGGCTTCGATGATTTGGACGCTGGCGTCGTCGGGGATGGCGGCGACGGCGTCTTGGACCATGGCTTCGAGGCTGTCGAGCAGCAGGTTGGTTTCGTCGTCGGTGGCGCCGCGTGGGTGTTTGCCGATAACCCAGGGGCTGCCGTATTTTTCGGTGAATTGGACCCAGTATTTTAGGCCGCCGCGCATGAAGGTGGCGGGCCAGAAGCACATGCTGAGGTCGGGGAAGCCGTAGGGGTTAGCGTAGGTGGCGTCTTGGCGGGCGACGATGATGCGTTGCGGGTCGCAGGGTTGGCCGTCGGGGCCGGCGTCTTTGGCACGAAAGCGCAGTGCGTTGTGTTGATCGTAGTAGAACCATTCGGCGGGTTTGCCGAGCAGGTCTTGGGGCACGAGGTGCCGACCGAGGGGCTGCCACATGAGTTCGAGGGGTTGGTAGCCGTATAAGGGGGCGTCGAGCAGTTCGCGCAGGATGCGATCAAGGTCGAGATCGGCGAGCCAGTCGCTGATGAAGCGTTCGATTTTGGGGCTTGCGTCGCCGCGTTTGAGGCCGCGCTCGAGTGAGAGGACGGCGGCTTTGCGGCGGCGGATGTTGCCGCCGACAAGGGCGCTGCTGCGCAGGTCGCGGTAGACCTTGATGTCTTTGCCTTGGGCTTTGAGGATGGGGTCGGGGTTTGGCAGGTGGGCGCCGAAGGTGGCTGTTTCGGCGCGGCTGCGGGTGGCGATGTGGCGCTTGAGTGCGGGGTTGCGTTTGGCTTCGGTGAAGCTTAAGAATTCGGTGGGACTGATCCATAGGCCTTGGTTGTTCATGCGTACCCTTGGGTGATGCGTGGGCCCTGGCGTGGGCGCCGTGATTTGACGGTGATGGGGCCACAGGCGACTTCGAGTGTGGCGAAGTGGGCTAAGGCGCCGGCGCCGGCGAAGTCGCCGTGACGATGGAGGTCGGGGTCTTTGAGGTCTTGTTGGCGGGCTTTGCTGATCATGGGGATGCCGTCGATGGTTTCGATGGCGCGCAGGTCTTGGTGTAAGGAATCGTCACGCGGCAGCGTGAGGTGCGCGTCTTCGAAAAGTTGGACGAATTTGGGCATCCAGGCGCCGTACCAGGTGCGGCTGATTTTCACCTGGTGGATGCGGTTGTGGCCGAAGGTGTCGGCGGTTTCTTCGGCGAGGGTTTCGCCGTTGCCGGTGGCGTCGAGGGCGGCGCCGATGAAGCGTGGCAGCCCGCGCAGCAGGTGGAAGAGGATTTGCTTTTGTTGGCGGGTGGGCACTTTGTGCAGCTCGATGACGAAAGGTATGTCGCGGTGCCGGGTTTGGTCGACGGACATGGGGCAGATGATGGAGAAGTCGCGGTGTCGGGCGTAGTCCATGCCGAGGAAGTGGCGCAGGGTTGGCGCGAGTGTTTGGCGCATGACGGGGTTGAGGTGGCGGTCGATCCAGTCGGTTACGTAGGCTTCGCGGCGGCGGATGGGTTGTTGGGTGAAGGCGTCGTCGAGGGCCAGGCGCAGGACGCTGCGGCCGGGGCGCATGGCTTCGTCGATCCAGACGCCGGGGATGCAGACGCCGTTGCCGTCGCGGGGGATGGCGTCGAGTTCTTCGCGCATTTGGGCTTTGCGCGGGCCGTAGGCGTTGCGGATTTTTTTGTACCAGGTGTGTTTGCCTTCGGCTGTTGGCGCCTCCCCGGCCATGTAGCAGACGCGTTCGTAGAGGCCGTTGGCGACGGCGTCGTCGAAGGTGGCGCGGTAGACCTGGGCGCTGTCGCCGTAGCGCTTGTCGCGGATGTCGCTGACCATTTGGTTGAAGGCGTTGGCTTTGCCGTTGTGGGTGCTGATGATGACGATGCGCCCGCCCCAGATGAGCAGCGCGGTGGCGGCGTCGAGGACGGCGCTGACGTTTCGGTGGAAGGCGGCTTCGTCGATGATGACTTTGCCTTGCAGGCCGCGGACGCTGGCGGGGTTGCTGGAGAGCGCGACGATTTTGAAGCCTGAGGCGTAGCGGATGCGGTAGGCGTTGATGTGGCGGGTGTGGCCGGTTTCGTCTTGGTCCTGGAATAGAAACTCTTCGATCTGGCTGGCGCCGGCGGCTTGGGCTTGGGCCATGACGCGGCTGAATTTGGCGCAGTAGCCGATGAATTCGAGGCCTTTTTCTTTGGTGTCGCCGATGTAGTAGCAGTCCATGCCGGCGGCGGCTTTTTGTGAGGCGGCGGTGATGACGCTGTCGAGGGCTTCGGCGAAGGTGATGCCGGTGCGCCGGCCTTTTTCACAGAGTTTGATTTGCGCGTCGATGGCGAGCCATTGGGCTTGGTGGGCCATGAGCAGGCCTTGGGCTTGCGGGTTGTAGTCTTCGGGGATCTGGCGAACGCTGGGCGGCAGTTCGTCCCATTCGATGACGCGCAGTGTGCTGGCGGAGGGGGTCATGGTTTGACGCCGAGGAAGGTTTGGCGCCAGTACTGGGCTTGGTCTTCGGTCATGCCTTTGGCTTTGACGGCGCTGTCGAGGGCGGCGGCTTGTTCTTGCAGGAGGCGTTGGCGGGTGGCGTGTTCGATGGCTTGGCGTTCTTTGACGCTTAAGGTGCGGGCTTCCATGGTGGCTTTGGCGGCGCGGGCCAGGGCGCTGATTTCGGCGATGGTGATGTCGTCTTTTTCGTGGGCGCCGAGGGCGGCTTGGTAGGTCAGGGTCGAGATGGCTTCGATGAGGAGGACGCCGGTTTTGTCGGTGGCGTCTTCGCCGAAGGCGCCGACGAAGGCTTCGGCCATTTGCCGTTGTTGGCGGGCTTTGTCGGTGAGTTGGTCGAAGCCGATTTTGAAGCGGCTGAGGGCGCTGCGGCTGGGTGGCGTTTGGCTGGGGAAGCGGGCCTGGAGGTCGGCGAGCATGGCGTCGAGGGTGTGGCGGTCTTCGCGCAGGAGTTTGTGCAGGTAGGCTTTGACGTCGGCGGGCAGGCGGTTGATGGTGGATTTGCCGGCCATGGTCAGGCTCCGGGCCGTTGGATGCCGGAGACGCGGGCGCGGCCGGCGGCGATGTCTTGGCCGCGTTCGGTGAGGGTGGCGACGAGGATGGGGCCGATGTCGTTGAGGGTGATGGCGTGTTGTTCGGCGAGCCAGTGGAGTTCGGTTTTGGTCTGGTCGCGGCTGGTGCTGTGGCCGTGGTGGTCGAGGGCGGTGTTGAGGACGGAGCTGTTGGCGCGGTAGCCGGGCATGTCGGCGAGCAGGCGCAGGAGGACGAGGCGGATGTCGTGGCGCAGGTAGTCGGTGTAGGTGTTCATGGTTTTTCTCGCAGCAGGTAGTCGTTGATGCGGTCGAGGGCGCGGGCCAGTGGGCTGAGGGCGTCTTTGACGCCGGTGAGTTCGGCGCGGATGGCTTTCATGTCGCCGAGCAGGTCGGCGATGGCGCTTTGGTCTGGGAGGTGGCGGACGTGTTCTTCGAGGGCGACGATGCGGGTGTTGAGGTGGAGCAGTTGGTGGGCGCTGGCGGCTTGGCGTTTGGCGAGCCAGGTGTAGAGGCTGAGGATGGCGAGGATGAGCCATTCGGCGATTTGCAGGCCGGTGGTGAGGTCTTGGTGGGTCATGGGGTGCCCCGCGGGGTGTCGGGGGTGTTGCGGGGGGATTGCGGGCGCATGGGGGTTGCCTCCGGTCAGGGCGCCCCGGGGGTTGCGGGGGCCAGAAATACTCACGCCGCTATGGTGGGCGGCGTGGGAATGGAGGGCTTTTAATTGGGTTTAGGGAGCTTCGGCGGCTTGGCAATCGCATTTACGTTTGCGTTTGGACTTCGGCGCATGAATGCTGCTTTCACGGAAGTCGAAAATTTGGGCGACCGCAGATTGGAACCAGCCAATTTGTGGAAGATCCTTTTTCGGATATCCGATCGCCCGCATGAGTTCTCTGTGGCAAATCGCATTGAGTACATGCATGACGGGGGGTTCTTCGGCTTCGATGCAAAGGCGTGCTTCTTTGATAGCGAGTAAACGTTCTTCTGTCACCTCGCCGAGCATGCTCTTTTCCAGCTCTACATATTTACGCATGAAGTCGGTATGGTCGCGCCCGCGTTGTGCACTGCCAACGACAAGGTTGATGGATGAGACAACGGTGACCACACCCGAAGCGACGATCGCTACGACTTTGTATTTTTCTTGAAGGACGCCGAATATCGCCGCTGAGCCGAAGATCAAGGACAGCATGTTGGATGTTTTATCCAGTCTGTCGTAGAAGCCACGGCGACGTTGGTGATAGCGGATTGACCTTTGTATGTCGAAGAGTTGGTCACCCCAGCGGAGTTTTAGGTCCGCATTCTCATCAAGCACGGCTTTAGCCTCTACCCGGTCGCGGACGTGGCGCCGGCAACGTGTTCATCACTTCGTTGATGTCGTCAGGGCTATCGCCGAGGGGGATCTCATTGCTGAAAGAGTCTTTTCGATTACCCAGGCCGCTATCTACGTTCTTCCAAGGGTTTTGCCACACCTCGTTGGAACTTGTTTCCTCATTGCTATCGATGAATTTGTCAGTGTCCGGCTGATTTTTGTCGTAATCCTTGGTCATTCTATTCACTCCTTGCGTTGGTTATTCGCCGTAACGGCTTGCGCGTGATGGCTTTTTGGTTTCGGGCAGCACTTTAATGCGATTTTGGGCCGATGTGCACCTTTTCCTGAACACCAGAGACGCTTGCTAGGCCGCAACTGCCTTTAAGCACATTTCTTTGTTGGAACTGTATTGCTCCCAATGGCTTTGCGTCCCCTGCGTTGTCTCCTTGTCTGCGTTGCGTGAAGCGCTCACTTCAGCCTGCCACCAGCTATTAGCGAAGATGCCGGCTGAGGCACAGTGGCCCAGCGGTTCGAATACGGAACGGCCGAACTGTGCTTGGCCATTTGCGCGTAGGGTTTTGAAGTGTTGGCTGTGGGCTGATAGGTCTTTGAGGTTGTTGGCTTTGAGAATCTGCACACCTCGGCTCATAGCGCTGTCGAGGTCTGCCAGGTATTGGGTGGCGCTGGCCAGGGCTTGGGGACTGGCGCTGGTGTAGACGGTGGGCGTCTGCTGCTGTTCGGCCGTTTGGGCGACGGCTGGTTTCACTGGGATGGGTTCGTTCGGGCTGAGCCAATACCAAACGCTGGCGGCGACGATGATCCATGACACCGCTAACGCGACTTTTTGCGCGATGGTTTTTTCTGTTTTTGCGTTGTTTTTATTCTGGTCCATTGGTGCTTCCTTTTTGGGGCGTTTCGTCCGTGGGTGCTGCGTGGGCGACGGTGGTGACACCGTCTGTGGTTGGGGCATTTAGTGGGATGCGACGAGCATGAAGGCCAGGCCTGCGAATACGCCTGTGGCGATGAGGGCGTAGGTTTTGAGGGCTTCGGGCAGGTGGTCTTTGATTGAGTAGCTGAGGGCGGCGATGCCGATGCAGGCTACGCAGGTTTTGAGGATGAGCCGGTGGTTGTTGTGTTGCTGTGTCAGGGCGTTTTTATGGGCGGCGATGTCGTCGTGGGGGTTGTGGTCGCAGTGCAGACACTGTTGTCGTTCGCTGGGTTGGGGTGGTGGGTGTTTGAGGGTGTGGTGGCCGAGGTTGATTTGGCCGCGGTTGCCTTTGATTTTGATGGTGAGTTGATGCTCTTTTCCATCCATGGGGAGGTTTTGTATTTCCTCTGAAAGCCTGGCTGATAGTTTGCTGACCAGGTCTCCGTCCTCGCTTGGCATAGTTCTCCTTTGCTATTTCAGCGATTTATTACCAATTTCAATATGCGCTCAACGCGGGGCTGGTCGAACTGTTGTTCGTGGCCCAGCGCGTTGTAGATCTCTGCGGCCACTTCGGCCAGTTTTTTTGATGGCCAACGCCGGCCGGCTTGTTTGGCGGCGGCTTCGAGCATTTCGATGATTCGCCCGAGTTTTTCGCCGTCGATGGGTGCCCAGGTGGGGGCTGCTGCGTCGACGTTGGGGACGAGGATTTTTTGGCCGGTGATGATGAAGTAGAGGTCGGCGCCGGCTTGGGCGATGGCGGCCATGTAGTGGGCGTCGGGGACGCGGTCGCCTGCTTCGTAGAGCATTTGGGTTTTTTTGGTTACGCCGGCCAAGGCTGCGAAGTCGGTTTGGTTGAGGCCGAGCCGTGTCCGCTCGCCGCGTAGTCGCTCACAAAAGGAAACCATTCGGTTACCAAAATCCTTTTACATGGGAACCGTTCGGTTCCATCATTCGTTCACACCGTCCGACCACGAACGGCAACTTTATCGGCACCAAGGCGGGTGCTGTTTCCCCGGAGGGATTTTATGACGCTACGTACTGCGGATGAGGCTAAAGCTGAGCTTAGGGCCAAGGGTGTTTCGATTACTCAGTGGGCGATCGCGAATCGCTTTTCGCCCAACCTGGTGTTTGAGGTGTTGGGTGGGCGCAAGAAGTGTGTGCGCGGTCAGACGCATGAGATTGCGATCAAGTTGGGGCTTAAGGCCGGGGAGATTTGTGTGGACCCGGCGTCGGCTCTTGAGTCTTCGCGTTTTGTGGCGTGAGGCTCTGGATGAAAAATCATATCGGTTATGGGGAATCTACCGCTTTTATTTGTTTGCCGAGACTGCGCACGGATGAAAAAGAGAGTTTTCCTACAAAAAACACACTATTTGCCACTTTTTTTGCGGTGACGCGTGGGCTGCTTAATAGGTGGCGGGTGCGGGCCTTCGGTTTTGAGGGGGGCAATTTACCTGATTTTGTTGTGCGTGCTGTGTCGTGTTTGATCGCTTTTGCTTGGGTGTTGCGATGAGTCGGCCGGTGTCGGCATCTGCTCGGGTGTTGCGTGTGCTGTTGGCGTTGAAGGGGCACACGGTGACGGGCTTGAGTAATGCGGAGTTGGCGGTGTTGACGCAGGACAGTCCGAGCAATATTACGCGGGCGATGCAGACGTTGATTGAGGAAGGCTTGGCGCTGAAGTTGGATAACGGGCGTTTTGCTCATTCGGTGAAGGTGTTGCAGATGGCGCAGGCGCATGCCGAGCACATGGCGCGTTTGACGGGGCGGATGCAGGAAATCAATCAGCGGATTGCCGCGGGTTCGAGGGTTTAAGGAGGCGGTATGGCACGGAGCAAGGGTGTTTGCGCGGAGGCGTTGGTGTTGCCGGCGTTGGATGGCGCGAGGTTGACGGCTGATCAGAATGCGATGGCGTCGTTGCAGGCTTTGCATGGCGATGAGCGGGATGTGGTGAATCAGTTGTTGGGGCAGTCGCTGATGGCGGGTGCGTTGGAGGCGTTTTCCCGCACGGTGCGGATTTCGAAGTTGGCGTTTGTGAAGGAGAAGAAGCTTTACCGAGCGATTGCCGGGGGTAAAAGTCCGCACGGTGCGCAGGTGTTGAGTGGGACGTGGGAGGAGTTTTGCGGGCTGTTGGGCCGTTCGGTTGATCAGGTGGATCGCGATATTGCGAATGTGCGGGCCTTCGGTGAGGAGGCGTTGGATTCGATGTCGCGGATGGGGTTTGGCTACCGCGAGTTGCGCCAGTTTCGCCAGTTGCCGCAGGACCAGCAGTCGGCGCTGGTTGAGGTGGCCAAGGTGGGTGATAAGGAGGCGTTTGTTGAGTTGGCTGAGGAGTTGATCGGCCAGCATGCTCGGGAGACGGCGGTGTTAGGTCGACGGCTTGAGGAGGCTACGGCGGATTATTCGGCGCAGAGTGAGTTGCTGGCGAAGCGGTCCGGTGAGTTGGATGGCGCTCGCCGGGCGCTGGCGTGTTCCCGCCAGCAGGTGCAGGCGATGCCGGCCGATGAGATGACGAAGGCGTTGCGCTCTGAGGTGACGGCGATTGCGTTTGAGGCGGAGTGTTGTGTGTTGGGGCCGCTGCGGGAGGGGTTTGCGAAGTTGGCGGCGCTGGCGGGTGACGGTGAGGATCATCGGGTGTTTCAGGCCGGGTTGATTGGGCAGTTGGAGACGACGCTGGGCGTGGTTCGCAGTGAGTTCAATTTGCTGGGTGCGGCGGATGGTGCTGCGGTTTGGTTGTCGGCTGCGGAGGTTGAGGGATGAATCCTGTTCAGGCTCAGCAGTTGATGGAAATCGCGCGCCGGCTTGATGCGGCGGTGTATGGCGAACGTTCGGCAATTTATGAGGCCGGCGTGTTGGAGTTGGGGGTGTCGCTTTCTACGTTGCAACGGCTGTTGAAGTCGGTGTCTGTGGCGAAGCCGCGTAAGCGCCGGCGTGATGCGGGTAGCAGTGTTTTACCGATTGAGGAGGCTCGGTTGATTTCGGCAATGTTGTTGGAGTCGATTCGGGCGAATAACAAGCAGTTGTCGACGATTGTGCGGGCGGTTGAGCGCTTGCGCAGTAATGGCTTGATTACGGCGGGTCGTGTGGATGAGCTGACGGGTGAGTTTCGCCCGTTGAGCCGCAGTGCGATTTGCCGGGCTTTGCATGCTTATAAGTTGCATCCCTCGCAGTTGTTGCAGGACGCCCCGGCGGTGTCGTTGGCCAGTTTGCATCCTAATCATGTGTGGCAGGTGGATGCGTCGATTTCGACGCAGTTCTATTTGGCGGATGACGGTGCGCGGGTGATGCATAAGGCTGAGTTTTATGAGGGGAAGCCGGCGAATTTGAAGCGGATTGAGCGCCAGCGGTTGTGGCGGTATGTGGTGACGGATCATACGAGCGGGACGCTGTATGTGGAGTATGTGTTGGGGGCGGAGTCGGCCGAGAATTTGTGCAGTGTGTTGATTAATGCGATGCAGAAACGCGGTGCGGCGGATCCTTTTCACGGGGTGCCTTGGGTGTTGATGACGGATCCGGGGGCGGCGATGACGAGTGGGATTTTCCGCAATTTGTGCCGGGTGTTGTCGATTGATTTGGTGATTAATCGGGTCGGGAATGCGCGGGCGAAGGGCCAGGTTGAGCAAGCCCACAATTTGGTCGAGCGGGAGTTTGAGAGTGCGCTGAAGTTTCAGCCGGCGAAGACGCTTGAGCAGATTAATGCGTGGGCGACGCAGTGGATGCGTTTTTTCAATTCGACGTCGATTCATACGCGCACGCGTCGCAGTCGGTATGGGGTGTGGCAGTTGATTTCGCCTGAGCAGCTGCGCTTGGCGCCGAGTGTTGAGGTGTGCCGGGAGTTGGCGGTGTGTACGCCGGAGTACCGCAAGGTAAGTAATTTGCTGCGGGTGTCGTTTCGCGGGGCGTCGTTTGATGTGAGTTCGGTGCCGGGTGTGATGGTCGGTGAGAAGTTGCTGGTTACGCGTAATTGCTGGCGGGATAAGGATTCGGCGATTGCGGTGTTGGTGGGCGATGACGGGCGTGAGCGGTACCACGTGATCGAGCGGATTGGGGTGGATGCGTTTGGCTTTGCTGAGTCGGCGGCGGTGATTGGTGAGCAGTTTAAACAGCATGCGCAGACGCCGGCGCAGGTGTCGCGCAAGGTGTTGGAGCAGTTGGCGACGGGGACGCATTCGGAGGCGGATGCGCTAGCTGCGCGCAAGGCGAAGGCGGTGCCGTTTGGTGGGCGTGTGGATCCGCTTAAGTATGTGAAGGATACGGTGTTGCCGGCTTATCTGCCGCGACAGGGGTCGACGCTGAATGTGGAGGCACCGACGGTTGAGGTGGCGCCGTTGAGTGTGGTTGAGGCGGCGAAGTGGTTGCGGCCGAGGTTGGGTCAGTTGTGGTCGCCGCAGTCTTATGGGTGGTTGTTGGAGCGTTTTCCGCACGGTGTTCCTCAGGAGGATCTTGAGGCAATTGAGGCTGAGTTGAAGCGCCCTGTTGAGGTCAGGCGTGGGCCGTTCGGTTCGGTTGGGGGTGTGTGATGTTGAAGTTGAAAGGGATTTTGCAGGAGATGGGCCGGCCTCAGGCGGCGTTGGCGCAGTCGTTGTGTGTGAGCAGTGCGGCGGTGGCGCAGTTGGTGAATCACAATCTTTGGCCGCGCAGGTTGGATGGTGAGGTGTTGCGGGGGCGTATTCGTTCTTTTCTGGCGGATTGTGGGACGAATGATGCCGCGATTGCGGGTGCTTTTGATGAGGCGGTTGTGCCGTGTTTGATGGCCGAGGTTCCGGCCGCTGTGGTTGTGCAGTCCAAGGAGGACGATTCGATGTTGTTACCCAAGCAAACGCTTCAGCCGGCTACGCGTAAGGCGTTTGGTCTGTTTCGTGATCCGTTTGATGAGTTGCAGTGTGCCCAGGATATGTGGGTGAGTCCGGATATTCGCTATGTGCGGGAGGCGATGTATCAGACGGCGCGGCACGGTGGCTTTCTGGCCGTTGAGGGTGAATCGGGGGCCGGTAAAAGTACGCTTCGCCGGGATCTGGTGAATCGGCTTGCTGAGAATAATGATCCGGTGCTGATTATTGAGCCTTATGTGTTGGCGTCTGAGGATAACGATTCGAAGGGGAAGTCGCTTAAGAGTACGCATATTGCTGAGTCGATGATGGCGGCCGTGGCGCCGTTGGCTAAGCCGAAGAGTAGTCCTGAGGCGCGCTTTGCTCAGTTGCATCGGGCGTTGAAGGAGTCGCATGCGGCCGGGTATCGCCATTGTCTGGTGATTGAGGAGGCGCATAGTTTGCCGGTGCCGACGCTTAAGCATTTGAAGCGGATTTTGGAGTTGGAGGTGGGGTTCACGAAGTTGGTGAGCGTCATCATGATCGGCCAGCCGGAGTTAGGGGTGAAGTTGAGTGAGCGTAATGCGGATGTGCGAGAGGTGGTGCAGCGTTGTGAGCGGGTGATTCTGGGGCCGGTTGATCATTCGCGGTTGGGGGAGTTTTTGACGTTTCGGTTTGATCGGATCGGTAAGGCGTTGGGGGATGTCATCGAGCCTGGCGCTGTTGAGGCGATTGTGGCGCGCCTGTCTCAGCCGACTCGGCATGGTGGGCGGGATGGGACGGTTTCGCTGCTTTATCCGTTGGCGATCGGGAATCTGGTGATTGCGGCGATGAATTTGGCGGTGCAGTTGGGTGTGCCGAAGGTGTCTGCTGATGTCATCAAGGGGGTGTGATTTGGAGACTTTGAATCTGACCAGCCGGTTGAGAAGCGTGCCGCTGAGTATTTTGGCTGAGGGGTTTCCAATCATGCTTTCGGCTTTTAATGAGCTGGTGCGGGAGTTGCGTGGGGCCGGCATTGGGATCAAGGAGCAGGTGCTATTAGAGAATAAGGTGGTGATTGATGAGGACTGTGCTGATTTGTTTGTGGTGCGGTTCGGGGATTGTTTGAGTGGGATTCGCTATTCGTCTGCGGGGCAGTTCACGTGCAGTTCGGTGACGGTTCGCGGGGTGGATGTGGTTTGGCTGACGTTGGTCAGGGGGCCGGTGCAATGATTGTTGGCCCCGAGCGTGCGGCGGTACGGGTATGAGTGGCTTGCGCAGTAAGGGGCCGGAGTTGTTGGTTGATTTGACGGAGCATGTGGCTGCTTCGTTGGTTGAGTTGGTGTCGATGGAGGATGAGGCGGCTCGGCATGTGGCTAAAGAGGTGGCTGATCGGATGGCGGCGCATTGGGGTGGGCAGAATGTCTATTTTCCGATGGGGCTGGCGGGGAAGCTTAGTCGGCGGGATCGGCAGATTTTTGAGGAGTTCAATGGGACGAATCATAGTGATCTGGCGAGGAAGTATGCGGTGTCATTGCAGTGGATTTATAAGATTGTGAAGGCGGTGCGCAAGGATGAGGTGGCGCGTCGTCAGGTGGATATGTTCGCCCCGTCGGTTGATGACTGA